ACAGTCATTTTGTTTTTTGCTGCCTGGTATTCAACATACTCATTAACAAGCTTACTAATCATTGATGCCGGAGATCTAAACTTAGCACTACATAATCCTTGTAATAGATCATAGTCTGGTTTTCTAACTGCAACTGATTTAAATTTATTTATATCCATGTTTCTTCAACTCCTCTTTCATTTGTGGTTTTGTTTTTATTTTTGGATCTGGTAACACAATCATCATTCTTTCGAAGTATGGATTATTGTCACTAAAATCCCAACCTTTTTTTCTACTCAAACGATCATGCGCTTCATAATGTTTTTGTTTCCAATCTATGCCAGCCATAATAGTCCTGCCAATACAATCATAGTTTTAGGAAATATTACAAATAAAGTTATGACAACAGCAATTAAATATAAATAATTTATCATCTGCTCTCCAATTCATTATTTGCTAACAGCGTACATAAGTCAGTATCAAGTGGACGAATGTATTCGTCACCTTTCTTTACATGTACTGTTTTTAGTTTACCTGCAATCTCATCAAAGTTAGTTCCTTCAGACATTGCAATATCAATCTTCTCTACCAAAGATCGAAATATTTTTGATTTACTTTTTAAGTTCATTGTTTTACCTCTCCCATGTATATAGGAAATCCCATGTTATGTGTCAAGCTTAAAAGTGTGGTACATTGTAAGTATGAAAGAATATTTTTTAGCAGGCTTTATTTGCTTATTAAACCCAGTTAATGAGCGCCCACACTGCATACAATTTTATGAGGATCCGAGAATTTATTATTCTTTAGAAGTTTGTAAAGACAAAGCACATCAAAAAGTCAATGAAATAGGGGCTAATTTCACCGAAAAAGGTTTTAACATTTTAGATTTAAAAGTGTTCTGCCTTGTTGACAACAGTGAGAAAAACACTTGATTTCACACCTATAAGTTGATAAGATTATCACATGAAGCAATATCGCTTTCAATGTTATGCAGCTGGACTGTATTTTACTAGTGTCGTAAACGCTGCTAATGATGAAAAAGCGGTAGAAGGCTTTGCGCAGAATTTGATGAACGGTCAATATTCTGTAGAAAATAATGATTTCGGTCGTGGAGCACGCCGTTATCACATAACTTACGAGGAGCTAGAACATGGCACTGCAGGAGTTAATATCAAAGAAGCTACAGCTGGAGTCTCAATGGGCACAGCAGGCGTTGAAACAAGGTAGAGTTACAACGGACATGAAGTGGATTGATATTGAAATTAAGGGTCTTAAAGTTAAGATCAATGAACAAAGCGTTAAAGATGCTGAAGCTTTGTTAAAAAAAACTGGTTAAATACTAGTTTTTATATTAGTTTTCATAAATCATTAATTTGGTTAGGGGTCTTATGCCCGCTTTTTTAAGCGCACACTCAGCACAATAATATTCTTTATTTTCTACTATTACCGCTCTACGTTCACAGTTTTTACATTCTCTGTGAATAGATGAGTAACTTTCTCTGTATATTTTTTCATCTTTCCTTGCCATAGTTTCTCCATTAGTTGACTCATGTCAGGATGTAGTTCCCAACATAATACATTTAACCTTGAAAAAAAATTTACCTCTTCATCAGATCTAGCAACATAAAAGAAGCTAGCATCACCATGTTTTCTTATAGCTCTTAATCTATGATTACCGTTTCTTAAAACTAAATCTTTATCTACAACCAAAGGACATAACAAACCATTCTTCTCTATATCAGCTCTTACAGTTTGTTTAAAATCAGCGTGCACTCCATGTACTAATTTTATGTCATCAAATTTTTTGATTTCTAGTCTTTCTTTAAAAACCATATACCAGGGCCAAATAACGTTTCCGTAATTTGCAACAATATTTTTATGAAGCTTGTCCAAAATCATCTCCTAAAGCTACGTCGACTTTACTTGGAACTTTAAATTCCATACATGTCTCCATTGCTTCTTTAATAGTTTTTATATCAGCATCATTTTTAATATCAAAACATAATTCATCATGAATCTGTACTTTTGGTAAATAGCCTGCCTCATGACAGCTTACAATTGCTTGTTTTGTTTGGTCAGCTGCGGATCCTTGTATCAATCTATTAAGTGCTTTGTATGTAAATGCTCTTTTTATGTTGTTTTTACCGTATTTTGCCACTGCATTTTCAAATGTTTCTGGGGTATGTATGCCAAAATCCTTAGTTTCCCACATATCAAACCTACATTTTCTACCTTTTTTTGTACGTATGACACCTTCATCACTTGCCTTTTTCATGCATCTGTCGGATAACAGCTTAACAAATGGAACTTTTCTATTATATTTTGATATTAGGTTTTCTGCTTCTTCTTTTGATAGGCCTAAAGAAATTGCTAACTTATTTTTACCCATTCCGTACATCAGACCTAATCCAATGGTTTTTGCTTGTGATCTTTCTATGCCTGCTAGATCTGCTACTGTTTGATGGAAATCTGTTTCTGAGTTCGAATATGCATCCACTAGCTCATTAGATCCCTCATAACCTTCACCGATACTAGCTGCATAGTGTACTACCATTCTTGGTTCTTGCTGACTGTAGTCAAATGACCCCCATCTACAACCTTCTTCTGGTAAGAAGAGACCTCGGATTTTTGGTCCAAAATCTTTGTTACGTGCTGGTAACTGTTGAAGATTAGGATTAGCCATAGACAAACGGCCGCTAACAGTCCCACCACTGTCAGACCTAAGCTGATTGATCTCGCCATGTATCCTCCCATTGTGTTCGTATCTTAAAATTGAATCCAGGAATGTACCATGAAACTTGTTGATCTCTCTAGCCTGTGCTATAAATTTACTTATTTCGTGTTTCGAATTTGCTAACCAATTAGATGTAAAAGATGGCTCTTGAGTTTTGTCAGTACGTGGATAATCTATCCCTAATTTATCATAGGCTTCTCCTATTTGTCGTGCTGCCCATATGTCTATGTCTTTTCCTACTAACTGCTTTATTTTTTGTAAATAAGTTTTCTCTTGCTCCTGAAACTCTCGTTTCAAAGCATGAGCTTTATCTACGTCTACCAAAACACCTTTCTCCCTCATCTTAATAAGAATAGGTAACAGCTTAGCTTCAAGGTTCCAAACTGTTTCTAAGTTTTGATTATACAATTCTGGTTTAAATCTTTGCCACAAAAGGTACGTGAGCCGTGCATCTTGTTCCGCATAGAAACCCACATGCTCCGCAGGTAACTTCCACATCTCTGCTTTGGGATCTATTCCATGATCCTTAGCAGCTTCTTTTAAATCGTTTTCGGACTTCAGCTCACCAAGATAATCTTTAGCTAGGGCATTTAAACTATACGACCATCTATTCTCATCAATAACTCCAGCAGCGATCATGGTATCTACTATTTCACCATTGATCTCTATACCCATATGTCTTAACCAACCGACATCATACTGTGCGTTATGAAATATTTTTCTTGCAGGTAACTTACACACATCTTTCATGTATTGTAAAACTTGTGGTTCAATCATGTTACCACCACCAAAATGTTTAAAAGGATAATATCCTTGCCATCCTTCTACAGCAACTGCAAAGCCAATAACATAACCGTTACCAGTAGCCCAGCCAGCACCCAACTTATTATTGATACCTTCATCTCTAGTCTCCAGATCTATTGCTATTTCGTCATACGCTGATAAATCTTTGTACTCACTTGGGCATGACCAAATATGTTTTTTAAAGTTAAATGTAAATTGTAATCCTGTCATTTTTTATTTATAAATTTATCTTCAATAAGCTTATTAAGTTTTTCTTTGTTGCTAAATGCATATAGGGCAGCGTTATAGTCTGCAGGAAATATTTCCCAATAAGGGCCTTCAGTTCCATTACACCCCTCTCGTGCTGGATATATCTCTAATTTAAATTTGACTCCGTTAACGCTTAGATTTTTTTCTATTGTATTCGCCATTCAAATCTTTCATTTTCTTTTTCTCTAATTCACAATAATGAATAATTTTATCTAAATCTTCAATTCCATTTTTGTTCATGTACCTACAAACATACTTGATAACGTTTCCTTGAAAAAACGATAGGTTATTTTTTGATATAAATTCATACGGTTGTATGTGAAATTCTTTATAATGATTCCCGCCAATTTGTTTATTTTGTGGAAATGCTTCGTCTAATAATCCACTGTTTGTCATATTTTAAATGCTATTAAAACGTTCAACTTTTCTTCAGCTGTAGCTATCTTTTCTATTAGTTTATCGCATTCATCTATATGTTGCGGATGTTCTCCAATACCTACAGGTTTTTCTAAATAAATTTTTAATGTAGCCTCAGCTTCACTGATTTGTGCATTGTATCTATCTTCTAACGCTTGAATAATTACTCTTCTAAAGTCCACACATACCCTCGCATTCTTGGTTAAATAAATCTGGCCCCTCATCATCTTTAAACTTCACTTCATCTAAAGGAACACACTGTCTGTGTACAAAGTTTTTGACTTTGGGATTATGCATACGCATCTTTTTATCAAATTCTACAGCAGATGCAAACTCTTTTGGTCTATTGTTTCTCATATCAATCCAAAACTTATCATCATGAAACGGACAACCAATACATGCACTTTTAACAGGTATCTTAAATCCTTTACCTTCATACCATTTTAGACAATCTTCTCTTGACATTTTTTTATCAATTAAAGGCCATACATTTTTCTGCCACCAAAATCTAGATGGTTTCATACGCATTACTTCATCAGTTGATATACCTACCCATACTTCTACATATTCTGTTTTAGGAAATCTTTGTCTAGGTTTGAGTCCACAAAGTTCTCTTATCTTTTTCGCAATTGGAGTTATTTTATATTCTCTTGTGCATTGTCTACGCCCCATGCCTTTTTTACCTTTTTCATTTAAAGTATAAAAAGGTGCGCTAGCAAATTGGTTACCACCTGGTGCGAGAGCCGTGAGTATATCATCTTGAATATTGCCTTTCTTAACAAGGTATACAGGATAACTTAGAATGGTTCTAAGGTACTCTAAATGTTTTATTACTGGTTCAGGCTCCCAACCCGTGTCTGCGAAGATAGCTGCATCTGGTTTTACACCAAACTCTCCAGCATCTGCCATCAAGGCCATTGTAGAGCT